TGAACACATGTACATCGTTCGGCGATTCAACGAGGAGAAATCCAAGATGGAGAATCGCCAAACGTATTTTCGTAAAAACTATGACGAAAACGACAAGGTGGAATTTGACACGCTCGAAGGAATCACAGCTCGTGAAAACCTATGGGACATGATACGGACACACGTCATCACAAACCCAGATTTTCATACAGCTCTTTCCTCGACACAACGTACAAACTTTTATTTCCGGGGTTAAACAATATTATTACAACTCATAAAAAGACTAGGGTACATTAGTTTAATAGAATCATCAAACCCGTTTACTTTGTTTCGTCCTCTATTTGGTTTATTCAAGAAAATATAATGATTCATGTGTATATCGTTTCGATAAATCACTGGTTTCCCAACACTCACCCGATGAATACAAAAAATTCGCATATTTTTTGGAGATACAAATGCTTTTTCGTATTCACCAATACGAGGATGTTCCTCACATGAATAAATTTTTAAAAAGTCATAATCTTTCTCAGATGCGTTGTCTGAGTTGTAAAAAAACTTACTTCTCAAGCAATACCCACCATGTATACATTCAGGTTCAAACAACTGCGTAAGTTGAGTTTTAGAAACAACATATTCATCAATATCAAGAAGACCAATATATCTCGCCGATCTGAAAGCATTGATTGCGTGTGCTTGTTGAGTCTCTTGAGACTTTTCACTGAAGAATTTCCATTTCCAAGGAATTATTACAACAATTCCTAATTTTATATACCATCTCAAAAATGTATATGTTTTTGAAGATATTCCATTATTATCATATACTATGAAACGTGTCACACCGAGTTTTCGATGAAACTCGATCCATTGTATGATGTAATTATCAGAATCTTTTACACATGTCGCCATGATTATTTCATCTCGAAAAGAGGGGTATGTTTTCACGTCATATAACTTATTATTAATCAGAAGAGTATCATCATATGATGCTTTTTTGATATACAATGTTGTGTTTCTGTGTGTGCACTGAATAATATCCCAATTGACAATAGGTTTTGTGTGATATGGACACACTATAACAAATTCTTCTCCATTGTGAAAAATGTCATAAATCATACCATATATAGATGATTAAAAAAAACAAAAATAGCGCGTAATAGTCTACCTGTGAAAATATTGACATTCATTAGAACATGACAAAGTCAAAGCGTATGTTTGCTGAGATGCTCGTCCAGGCGCGAGGATACGGTGATGCCGACGATATTGCAAAGACAATGTCACTCGTCGACATCATCTACGAAATGAAAAAGGAGGAGCTGAAGAAGGCAGAGCCGGAGAAGAAGGAGGAGGCTCAACCCATTGTTGAAGAGGAGAAGAAGGAGGAGCCGGAGAAGAAGGAGGAGCCGGAGGCGGTGGAGGTGAAGAAGGCTCTGCCTTCTTCGACAGAAGAGCCAAATGTCATTGTAAAAATAAAGGATTTCTGGAGTCGTCTGACACACGATTCAGACACAGACTAAAAGAATGAATAGCATATCGTAGTATGGAGAAATGGCTCACAGACAAGGGCCCGGGGACGCACGTCCTTATGGATGGTGGAATTCTTCAAGTTCCGTTTGAACAACTTGACGAGTTTTACGTAGAATGTGTACATGCAGTACGGCTCGGCAAAAAACTGTACGTTGTGGAACAAAAGACGGATGTGTTCAAGTTTTTTGTCGATCTCGATTACAAGGGACCAGAGGCGCTTCCAGACGAAGCTGTCCTCGAACTTGCTGCGACCATGCATTCCGTGGTCCAAAAGGGCAGATGTATCATAGCGCGTGCCGAACCTCGGATAGTGGACACACAAGTGAAGACGGGGGTTCACATCCATTGGCCGGATGTTTTCGTCACAAAGTCTGAAGCGCTCGCTCTACGGACTCGTGTTCTACTCGAATTACCAGACGACCCTGAATGGAGTCAGCGTATCGATGCGAGTGTCTATGGCGGCTCAGGACTTCGGATGCTCTGGTCTCACAAGCGGGACCGTGGGTCTGTGGATTCCGGTCCGTATGTTCCGTGGCGCTCCCTCGACGGGAACGTTTTTGACCCACCCCCTTCAGCTGAAATTCTCAAGCTCTTTGCACTTCGAACGAACGAGGTGTCCAAAGAGTCTGTGAATGTCGAAATAACGTGTGCACCTCTGGAACGTTTCATACGCAAGTATCTCAAAGGACAAGAACTGGCAAACGTTCGACGTGTTCTCAGAAAAGGAAACGACCGAATCATCGTCCAGACGGATTCAAAGTACTGCGAGAGAATCCAGGGTGTACACAAATCAAACCATGTCTGGTTTGGTATTACACGGGGGCGTATATGTCAGTTGTGTCATGACGACGAGTGCAAGGAGCAAAAGTTTGTCGGACGGGAACATATTCTTTCTCCGAGTATAGTAGAGGAATTACATAGCAATGTTGCTGTGGATAATTCTACTTATGTGTCTATTTGTGATCTTATTCCCGACTTTTGGTGGCAAGAAGAATCGGTTTCTCAGAGAGGTGCATCCGTACTCGGGTCTCGACCCTCAAACATGGGAACTGCTCCAAAGTCATCTGTCAGAGTTCGAAAACCAAAGAGCAAGTCTCGATCAAAGGGCTGGGGGACTTTACCGAGCGATTGAGGATGTTCGTAACCTCGCTCTGTTCATCCGGCGCGCAGATGACCACGAACACCAGGAGACGCTCGAATCCATCGCCGTTCAGATGGGTGTCGAGGGCGAAACGACGTTGTTCGATCTCGCACAAAAGAATGGGTTGTATTTCTTTCCAAAGTACTTAAACGACTTAGTCCCTGAGCATACAGAGCCTGATGTCAGTCGGTCGGGACAAGCCATCAACGGTCACTTTCCAGACCCCAGAAGTCACGGACAGTAAGCCAATGACCAGGACGCGTTCCGGTCGTGCTGTCAAGGCACCTGAGCGTTACACACCTCAGGAGGTGTGTGACGATGACTACGCCGCTGAGGATTACAACTCTGACGAGTCTTCTATTCATTCATCTGAGGTATCATATGACACGGAGGATATCTCAAGTGAGAGTGATGCGGACGAGGAGGGGAACCTCGTTGGTTTCATAGTTGAAGATAAAAACAGTAGTGACTCTGAAGGTAATGGATCGGATGTTCGATCCGAGTCCGGCGAGACCGATGTTTCCAGTGACCGAGACGAGCGACGACCCGCGACAGGACCAGCTCGTGGACGAGGTCGAGGCCGAGGAGCAGCATCAACAACACGACGCACGCTCGTATTATGATCCCGGTGCCCGTGTTTTCCGCTCTCAGATTCAGTCAACTGATATTCTTGATAAAATTTCAAAAGAGACTATAATTCTTATATTTGCTGCATTCTTCATTGGGTTGTTGTTGGGGAAGTCATTGACGCCGGTGATTCTCAAGCACTAATTCCAGGTTGTTCACCCAAAAAGGGAGTCGTCGGAGATGTGAGAGTTGGTATATACTGACCTGAATCGGGTATCATTTCATTCCCGTTAATATCGACTCCGACGACGGCTGTCATGTTCGATGACACGGTAGGTACTGGAGGAAGCATGTCGCCTTCGGTTGAAACTTTGCTTTCAAACCCATAGGCGTACATTCTTGCCGACCCTCCGTCAGACTCGTGTGGTACAAAATCACCATACATCACGTTTGATGAAGGATCGCCCTGAATGAAATTGAGGATTGGATTTCCCGCTTGAATTTGATAGTCCATACCTGCCATGTCTTTATATATATCAGTCTGAGTGTCAACACGAACGACATTGCTCGTCGAATCGATGTATGGGAGGTTGTTTGATGTCGTCACGGTGTTGCCGACATCTTCCGTATACGGGGGCTGCGTATTTTCATCACGCGGAGGAGCATACCCCTCTCTGCGTGCTGAAAGAATCACCAGAAGCAAAACGAGTACGACAAGCGCTACCCATAGTGACCAGTGTACCTTCATCCTGATATTTGTTTATGTTTTTTTCCAGGGGCACGTAGTGCCGCTTCGCGGCGGTGTCGTCTGACACCTGGTGGACTCAGCCCAGTAGCCCTGCCGCCACAGTACCTGCACCGGTAGGCTCTGGTGCTGGACCGGCATCAATCTGGACAGCTGGCGCCTTGGCGCGGTCCTCCTCCTGCTGGACGCGACGACGCTCAATCTCCTCAGCGATACGCTCATCGGCAATCTTCACCAGCTCGGGCATCTCCTTGTCTGGAAACTCCTTCTTCAGATCATCGATCAGCTCAGCTGGGTGAGGAATGGGAGGTACATCGGGGCGAGAGTAGTACTTGGAGTTCTCGTCCCCGGGCTCGATGAAGGGCGTTGCCGATCCCTCAAGGGGCTTGGCAAGCATGTCACGCTTACGCTTCTCAAACATAGCCGCAGCCTGACGCTGGTTTTCGCGATACTTGGTCATAATCTCCTCCAGCTTCTCATTCTGGTAGTGGACGTTGTCAATCTGGAGACGGTCTGGTGGAATCAGCAGCCACTTGTACATGTCGACGACGTAAATGTCTACGAGCGCATCCTCACGCTGCAGGCGCTTGGCGTGGCTCTCCGCCTCATCCTTGGTGGAGAAGCACCCACGGATCTTCAGACCCAGCTGCTCATTTTTCTGGGGCATATCCGGACCAACGATGGAAATCAACGCAAAAACCTGTCCTGGCACAGTCAAGAAATCCTGCTCCAGAGAACCCATTTAAAACTACAACACGTCACTCTTTTAAGTGATATGGATCAACTCCGCAAACACCACAATCAGGCGAAGCGTGACCTCATAAATCAATGGGTCCGCCCGGATTCCTACATTCTCGATTGTGGATGTGGTCGTGGTGGTGATTGGCACAAATGGAAGGCTGTCCGTGCGCGTGTCGCCGCCATCGATCCAGACGAAAAATCTCTCCAAGAGGCTGAGGAGCGGGCATTTGACATTGGGCTCGGAGTGTGGTTTTTGGGTCAGGGTGATATTCGTCAGGCGGCGTTTGCAGGTCCTTTTGACACGGTATGTTACAACTTTTCCATCCAGTACATTATCGGCGATCATTTTGAACATAGCATCAAGGCGATCAAGGTGGCTGTCAAGCCAGGCGGACTCCTCATCGGCATTACACCTGAGAAGGGTCTCATCGAAGATACCAAAAGCCCAGATGCACTCGGAAATATCTTTGAGATTCACGACGACAAGGTGCTCATGAGTCTGACGGATGGTCCGTTTTACGCAGACGGTCCCAAGTATGAACCCCTGCTCGACGGCGGCGTCCTTCGTCAGGCACTCGACCCCGAGTTTCGATGCATCGCGTGGGGACCTATCACTCCAGTAAAGACGGGGCTCGTCACCGACATTTATGCACAGTTTGTTTTTCTACGTGTAGATTAGTAGTATGGCATCCGGAGTCATACAGACGGGACTGCTCGTCGTGACCCTCATGGTTGCCGCGTGGAGCAGTCGCCATGAAGCACCGCTCATGAAGGATATTCGTAAGCGCTACGACGTGCTCTTGAACCACCTCAGGAGCACAGAGGTGGTTGACCCTCGATTCGCTCGCCTCAGGAAACGGTGTATTCTCACTGGAATCCATGGGTCTCGGATGAATCGAGGCACCATAGGCTACAACGTCAATAAAGGGTACGAGATTTACATCTGTCTGGACAAGGATGATATAAACTCGGCAATGAATGTGCTCATTCACGAATTGGCTCACGTCACAGTCAACGAGTATGACCACTCCCCAGAATTCTGGGCGTCGTTCAAAGACCTCAAGGCGCTCTGTAAAACTCTCGGTATTTATACACCCATCGAAGGGTCGCTCGAGTATTGTGGCATCATGATTCAGGATTGAGTCTCGATTCGAGACCAGTTTTTATACCTTTCCACCGCAGGTGGAAAGTTTGCCATGGCCGCTTCGCGGCGAACGACGAGACCAGTTTTTTTCTCACGTCATTGTAAATGTCTGGTGGTATCGTTCAGCTTGTCGCAACCGGTGCTCAGGACGCTTGGCTGACTGGTAAGCCAGAGGTTTCTTTCTATCGTTCCAGCTACAAACGGTATACCCACTACGCCAACTCACCCGAACGCCAGCTGATCCAGGGTAACCCCTCGGCTGGCAACATCTCCACGATCCGTCTGGAGAAGAAGGGTGACCTCATCAACTACATGTACCTGATTGCCAAGGATTCGACTGGTGCTCTGATCCCAGGCATCACCTGGACCAACGTCATTGACAAGATCGATCTGCTCATTGGCGGTCAGGTTGTCGACACACAGGATATCACCTGGATGACGAGCGTCGAGGCAGTGACTGGCGCCCAAAACTTCTCGCAGCGCTTCCTTAACAACAACACATCTGGACCCAACAACACCACCAACGGGTTCCTGCCGCTCAAGTTTTTCTTCTGCAAGGACTGGAACGTGTCGATGCCTCTTGTGGCTCTCCAGTACCACGACATCGAGCTTCGCATCACGTGGAGCGCGAACCTGGGTACGACGCTGACACTGACGGGTCTGCCTGCACCCGCGGCACACTCCACGTTCCAGTATGAGGCCTGGACCAACTTCGTCTACCTGGACCAGGCGGAGCGTGAGTACTTTGCCAACACGCCCATGGACCTGCTGATCACCCAGATGAACCGAATCCCCATCGCGACCACCAACATGCAAGAGTTGGCTCTGGCTCACCCCATCAAGTTCCTGGCGTTCCAGTCCAACAACTATTCGACGGCGTACTCTCTTGGTGCTACCCAGGTCCCAGCCATCAACTACCAGTTCAAGACACAGATTAACGGCGTGGACATTGGTGACACGCGCTCCATGTTCCAGTGGATCGATGTTCCCCAGTACTACCACACGCCTTTCGGCTACAACCACAACAACGCGACTGCCAACGTCGCACTGATTTCCTACTGTCTGGACACGTCAAAGCTTCAGCCGACTGGCACGCTGAACTTTTCACGCATCGATACGTTCCGTATCGTCGCACCCGCTGGTGTCTCACTGAGCACACTGGCTGGCGGCAACGGTCGCTTCTTTTACGCAATGAACTATAACGTCCTGCGCATTAAAGACGGAATGGGCGGCTTGCTCTACAGCAACTGACCAATTTTAAACCAATTTGGATTTGGGTCTATTTTAAAGAAAGTAAAAATAAAATGTATGATCGTATTATATGCCGTTTGGTTATATATATCGAATCGATAATTTGGAAAATGGAAAGTTTTATATAGGTCAGACTATACAGACTCTCCAGAAGAGATGGAATGACCATGTCTCAGATACTAAGAATCTATCTGATGATATGGTCATTCATTTAGCTATGAGAAAATACGGAGTGAATATGTTTACAATGGAACCTATTCACACAGTTGAATGTGAAACAAAATTTGAAATCAAAAAACAACTCAACGAGCTCGAAATACAAATAATCGAACAACTCCAACCAGAATACAACGTAGCAAAGGGTGGTCTAGGGCATACAGGGGTTATTGTTAGGCGGTTTGGAGCCGATAATCATTTTTATGGGAAGAAACACACAGAAGAATCAAGACAGCGTATAAGCGAAGCAACTAAAGGACGATTTTTAGGTATAAAACTTTCAGAAGAGACAAAGCGAAAAATGAGTGAATGTAAAAAAGGTGATAAACATCCTTTTAAAAACAATCCTGACTTCCGTTTATGCGCTATTCAGAATATACAAAATCTTATACAATCAAATAAGAAACGTGTCAGTCAATTTACGGATGATGATATATTTATTCAAGAATTTGAATCGGTAAAAGAGGCTGCAGAGAGTATAAACGTCACGCCGTCTTCTGTGACTATCTGTCTGAAGGGCAGAACTAAGACCTCTGGGGGGTTTAAATGGAAGTATTCGAACTAGATTGTTTCTTCTACTTCTTCGGTGGTGGTTTGGCGAATTTGTGGATTATGAAAAAAATAACAGCCGCGATGAATGCGGTGGCGAGCATGCCCGTCGCTGACAGGTTACCTGTGTCGCTCATAAATTTAGGAATAAGATCCGCCAATTTGTTCTGAATCGGTTTGGAGAACGCAGCGACTGCGGCAATGCCTGCGATAGCTGCGTTCAACTGGTCGTCAGTCAGACCAAATGGGTTCTTTGAAGAGGATGAAGGAGCTGGGCCTGCGGACGCATTGTCCAGGCTCAGCCCAGAGACTCTGTTGTTCTGTGGGTTCTTGTATGGACCGCCACCACCCATTGATGGACCCATGTCGAAATCAGCACTTGGAACAACGTCGGAAATTGCAGTAGAGAAATCCATTTCTATTTGAGGAGGTTTTATTTCGGGTTTAAATAACTCGCGCTGTTCAATCGCGCGCGTCTGGTACACCGGCTGAAGTTCATCCGGGACACCAAATGAACTCTGGTGCTGGACCGGAGGCTGCATGGGTTCCACCTGAGGAATGTACTGCAGGATGTCGCTCGATCCGTTGAAATCGAGATTCTCGATAATCATCTCTACTGTTTCCAGTGAAATCTTTTAGGGAACGGGGGCGCAATCAGTCCAAGGGGGAGACACGAAGTGTCTCTGGTTGTCCGCCGCGAAGCAGTGACAGTGTCTCAACCTGCGGTGGAGACGGGTTTAGACCTTTTTGATGGTGACACCTGGACGTCGTGCACTCCCTGCAGGTGTTCCAGACGTGATCAGGGGTGCTGAGACGTGTCGTGGGTTGTAGTTGTTCTGGTGGTACTGCCACATGGCTTCGGATCCAATCCGGAATCCTTTGCGGATAGGTGCCTTGTAATAGTAGACACAATCCTCAATCTTGTTCGATTTGCTCGTATTGTCGAGGACGAGACACTCGTAGTTTTCTGTACAGGCGTTCATCACCTGACAAAACATGT